AATAATAGCTACTGAAGACCATGAATTTTACTACGAAGGTGGTTGGCATTCTCTAAAATATATAGTATCTTTGCTAAATGGAAATATGGAAATCAATACCCAGCTTTAGTAATTACGAAGCATCTAATTTAGGAAATTTAAGAAGCCTAAATTATAAAAGAACTGGCACTTGCAAAGTTTTAAAACCATCAAAATCAAACGATGGATATTTAAAAACAATGCTTTTGTCTGATGATGGCAAATACAAAAGTAGAACAGTACATTCATTTATCTGCGCTGCATTCTTAGGGCCAAGACAAGAAGGGATGCAGATTAACCACATTAATTCAGATAGAACAGATAATAGAATAGAAAATCTTGAATACTGCACTCCTTCTGAAAATGCTTTGCATAGTTACAAAACCAACAATAAAAAAAGAATGGTTGGTTCTTTAAATGGGATGGCCAAACTAAAAGAAAGTGATGTTGTTGAAATACGTTTACACGCTGAAAAGAATGGTAGATACTATGGGAGAAAAGAATTAGCTTTAAAGTACAATGTATCTGAATGCACAATAAAAGAAATTGTTACAAGAAGAAATAATAAATTCTATAATGCTTAAACTTGAAGATATTGAAAGTTGGGAGTATGTAGATGACATTGATGTCGTTTATGATATTGAGGTAGAAAATGCACACAATTATTTTATTGATTGCGATAAAAATATCTTAGTACATAATTCGGGCAAAACTTATGCTTTAATGCAGTTGATGTTTACCAAAGCAATGACCTTTGATGCGCCATTGATTGACCCAATTATAACTATTGTAGGGGAAAGTGTACCCAACTTAAAGAAGGGTGCTTACAGACATGCCAAAGCAATTTACATGTCCACTCCTGAACTAAAGCAATACGTTAAATCGTGGAACGAAACAGACCGAATAATAACTTTCATAACTGGTTGGCAAATGGAGTTTATTAGCTGTGATACGGAACAAAGTGCAAAGCAAGGTAAGCGACAATACCTATTCGTAAATGAAGCAAATGGTATTCCTTATCTTGTATTTTGGCAATTAGCTAAAAGAACAAGGAGACAAACATTTATAGACTATAACCCAACTATAAGGTTTTGGGCGCATGAAAAGCTAATTGGAACAACCAAGCAAAGCAATGACTTAGCTGCCAGTGTGCGTTTAATTATATCCGACCATAGGCACAACCCATTCCTAACTGAAGAGGACCATTACCGCACCGAAAACATCAAAGACCCTGAATTGTGGAGAGTTTATGCAAGGGGATTGACTGGTAATCTTGATGGCATTATCTTTAGCAATTGGAATGTAATACCTGACAAAGATTTTCCTGATGAAGATTTTGTATGTGGCTTAGACTTTGGATATACCAATGACCCTACTGCTGGTGTAAAAGTTTGTAAGGTAGGAAACAATCTATTTGTAAAAGAATTGTGCTACACATCAGGACTTGCACCATTACAAATAAAGCAGATACTTGATGCTAATAAAGCTGGGAGTGATGTGCCAATATACTGCGACCATGACCCCGATAATATATCAGCCTTACAAAGGTTAGGCATTTATGCTGTTGCAGCAAGAAAGGGGCAAGGAAGCATCAATGCTGGGATAATGTTCCTAAAGCAGTTTAATGTATTTATAACCGAGAGCAGCACCAACCTAATTGAAGAAAAAACCAAGTATAGTTGGGCAAAAGATAAATCAACTGGAGATAAGTTAAACAAACCTATTGATGCGTATTGCCATTGTATTGATGCTTTACGCTATGCAGTTTACACTAACTGGAGCGTTACAGATTTGTAGCTTTAACTTTTGTTTTTCTTAGTATAAATTTACTTTCCATAGTTAGTGGATAAGGTACAAATTTACCTATGTATGTGCCATCCAATTCACGGATAACACCAGTTTTGTAATTAATTAAATACATGTCTTTTATACGTTTGTCCATTTTTTCATTTTGGTAATCCCAAATACTAATCATTGCTTTTTGTTTTTAAAAATTAATTATTATCTTTGCTCCGTTAATTTGTTTCATAAAAGTTTTTGTTTTCGCAACCCTTGTTTCTACTCGGGTTGCTTTTTCATTTCTGCATATTCCCTAAGTATGCGTACCAATCCATCCTTAAGACCGCATTTCTTGCGCCCCAAGAACTTCTTTTGTTCCTCATTTACCGCATCCAAGATAGTAAAGTAAACATCCTTTGGCACATTCTTTATCTGTAAATTGATAAATGCTTTAGCTGATGGTGTAATGCTGTCTGACATAAATTAAAAAGTTTTAACAAAGGTAAATAATATTCTTGGATATTGTAGAGAAACATCAATAGAAGGTAAATAAAATAAATAAACGCATTTTAAATATACTTTTGTTAGTACAATTCTATGAAAAGCAAACTTTCTGAAGATATAAATCCTATTAATGGGAGTGTAAAAACAATTGTAAAACGTGCATGGTTGCCTACAAAGGTTGCCAATGTGCGCATTTGGCTTGAGCAATACGAGGAACTTTATGTGTATGAGCAGCGAAATGTAGAAAGTAACATAACAACAATTGATGGAAAGAAAGCGGTTTTTATTGTAGGGAATTGGGTTAAAGTAAGCGAAAAAATAATTAAATGGGTAATTTCAGCGAATGGGTAAATAATAGCCCAAATTGTTTACTACAAGATGACTTCTACCCATTGCCATTGGGTGGGTTTACCAATCAATTTAATGTGCTGCCTGATGACTTCAGCCGAGTACATTCTTATGTTTCATTAAACCTATCTTCAAAACTATTTGAAGCTGTTACTTTGTGTAGCCCATTAGCTGCTATTATAGCCAACTTATCTGATGCTTATGCAAATGGTAAGCAAGAAGTTTTAAACCGCAGCACTCAAAACTATGTGCGTGGAACTTATAAAGAGTGGGAGCGCTTAATGGATAAGCCGAACCCTTTACAAACACGCAGTCAATTCCGCAAACAATTATATTCATTCACAAAGATTAATGGTTGGTGCTATGTTTACCCTGAATATGCAGTTGGCTTTCCTGATAGACCTTCTGCATTGTGGATTTTACCGCCTTATTTGGTAGAGGTTGAGGCAACTGATTTAGTTCCTACATTCCCACTAAAAGACCCAAAGAAGTTTAGAAAGCTATATTTTTCTTTAAATGGTATTCGTCAGCAATTGGATGAAACAAAGCTAATAATGTTTACGGATGATGCAACAGAAATAGACTACCAAACATTACTACCGATAAGCAGATTAGTAAGTTTACAAAAGCCAATCTCAAACATTATTGCTGGGCTTGATGCTCGGAACAATTTAATCGTTAGACGTGGTGCATTAGGCTTCATTTCAAGTGATGGCCAAGATGCAATGGGTTCTAAACTACCAATGCAACCACAACAGCGCAAAGAGATAGCAAATGAGTTTCATAAGTCTTATGGATTGACTGGGCAGCGTTCAATGGTAGCGGTTGTTTCAGCAGCAGTTAAATGGCAGCAAACAGCAATTAGCACAAGAGACTTAATGTTGTTTGAAGAACACGAAAGCAGCACAATAGATATTGCAGACAGATTCGGCTACCCAGCTTACTTGTTAGGTGTTAAAGATGGCACATTTACAAACACACTTGAAGCCGAGAAATCATTATATCAAAACACTATCATTCCTGATTCCGTTGCTATTGATGAAAGCCTTAACGAAGGGCTTAAAACATTAGAGAACAACATTGAAATCAAGAATGATTATAGCCATATTGAATCCTTACAACAATCCGAGCAAGAGAGAAGCCAAGCGAGAAAGTCAATGAACGAAGCTTGTAAGATTGAATGGGACAATGGCTTAATAACATTAAACGAGTGGAGAGAAAGATTAGGAGATGACACAATTGCTGGAGAGCAATACAACATGAGGAAGCCTGAATACGATGAATTTTTAAAAGCAAACCTACAAACACAAACACAACCCAATGAAAGTAATACAGAAAACACGCAAACCAGTCAATTATAAATCCTTAGCTATTGACGATAGCGGTGTATTAATTGAGCAATCAAGTCGCAAGATTAGCGGATATGCTGCTGTCTTTGGCAATAAAGATAGTTCAGGAGATATACTTGTAAGAGGATGTTTTGCTAAGTCTATTACAGAAAGAGGACCTGAAAGCAAGACAAACAGAAAGATTGCCTTTTTATGGATGCACGATATGGATGAGCCATTAGGTCGCATTACAAAACTACTTGAAGATGAAAAAGGCTTGTACTTTGAAGCTGAATTGGATATGATACCTGAAGCAGATAGAGCATTAATACAAATGCAAAGCGGTACATTAAACCAATTCTCAATAGGCTATCAATACGTTTGGGATAAGATGGAATACGATGAAAACCAAGATGCGTTTATAGTTAAAGAGGTAAACCTATTTGAATGTTCAGTTGTTACCATTGGCGCAAACGAAGAAACAGAGTACAGCGGTCTTAAATCTGACCAAATAGAGAGCGAAGAAAACAAACTATTCCGAGACACAGAAAAAGCATTAAAGCAACTACCAATTGAACAAGCGTATGAGATACGTCAATTGATAGCTAAACATATTTCACTTACTAATTCAAAGCCGATTGAATCACTTAAAGAAGAAGTAAAGCCGAAAGCAACCGATTACACATCAATTATTAACAGTTTTAAAATCTAAAAAAATGACAGAATTAGAAATCAAACAACAAATAGAGCAACTTGCTACTGAAACAAAAACAGCAGTTGACTTTAAGATTTCAGAAGCTACAAAAGACTTAGCTTCTAAATCACAGATTGCCGACCTTGAAGCAAAAGCTGCAAAGTTGGATGTATTAGAAAGCGCTTTGCGTGAGCAAGGTATTAAAATGACAGAAATGGAAGCTAAATCCGTAAACCCACAACCAATGAATATCAAATCACAAATAGAAAAGTGGCACGAAGACAACAAAGCTGCTATTGAAGCTGTAAAGAACGGTTCAAAAGCAGATTTGCCACAAATGCACCTTAAAGCTGCAATCACAATGACCGATAGCGCAAGTCTTAACGGAAGCGCTTATTTGCCAAACGCACAAGTACAACCAGGAATCGTTGATTTGGTTCGTGTTAATCCTACATTTTGGGAAAGACTTCCAAAAGGTCGTACAAATGCAAACCCTTATGTTTGGGTAAACAAAACAAACAAACAAGGTAACGCAACATTTATTGGCGAAGGTGTATTGAAGCCTTTAGCTTCTTTTGAATTGGAAACTGAAACTTCAGTACCAAAGAAAGTTGCAGAGCGTATGAAAGCTTCTACTGAATTGCTTTATGATGTAGCTGGAATGGAAAGCTTTATCCGTCAAGAACTTCAGTTTGAAGTAATGACCGCAGCTAACGCAGCAGTATTGACTGGTGTTGGTTCTTCTACAAGCCCCGCTGGTGTTACTACAATTGCAAGTGCATACACTTTGACTTCTATCAGCACTGAAAACCCAACAAATTCAGACGCTATTCGTGCAGCAATTGCTCAAATCCGTTCTTTGAATTTCAATGGTACTCTTACTGCTTACATGAACCCAATCGACATGGCTAACATGGACTTGGAGAAAGCACAAGATAGCGGTGTTTACATGTTACCTCCTTTCACTTCTGCTGATGGTCGCGTTATTGCTGGTGTTCAAATTATCGAAGATAACAACATCGCAGTAGGTTACTTACTTGTAGGTGATATGAGCAAATACAGAATTTTGATGTATCAAGATTTCTTCGTTCAATTCGGATGGGAAAATGACGATTTCAGCAAAAACCTTGTAACTATTATCGGAGAAATGAGATTCCACCAATTCTATTCATCTAACGATACTGGTGCTTGGATTTATGATACGTTTGCAAACATCAAAACAGCTTTAGAGCCAGCAGTAGTTTAATTAATATTTACTAACAACAAAAAATAAATAAAAATGAGCAAGACTATCAAATTAGAAGAAAGAGTTAAAGTGTACGCTACTAAAGATAATAAGTACGCAAAAGAAGGAGTTGAATTATCTATGCACCCTGAATTGGCAGCTGCTGCTGAAAAGGCTGGATGGGTAACAAAATCTCCAGCACCTAAACCTTCTAAAAAAGAAAAAGAATAAGCTCAAATTGTTTAAACACAATTAAAGCATCTAAAAAATTAAATAATGGCAAACCTAATTGATGAAACATATTTTGTGCGTGGCTTACACTTAGCACAGCTTGGGCAACTTGAAGTATCCGAAAATGTAGAAAGCTATATCACTCGTTATGAGCGTGTGTTTTTAACTAAAGCATTAGGGTATCAGTTCAGCAAGTTGATGTTAGCGAATCCAACTGCACCAAGATTTGTCGCATTGATTAGCGGTAGTGAATACACCATTAAAAATGTTGTTAGTAAATGGGAGGGCTTTACCAATCTTGGTAAAGTTTCTCCTATTGCTAACTATGTTTACTACCATTATTTAGCAGATAGCGCAGAGAATGTAGTAGGTATTGGAACAGCACAAAATAAAGCAGAAAACGCAATGGTTGTAAGCCCTATCAATAAAATGGTATTGGCTTGGAATGATATGCGTTCATTGCTTAAGCATTTGTACGGTTATCTATATGCTAACCAAGATACCTATCCAGAGTTTGATATTAAGCAAACAGACAATTTTGACCCTCAAAACATTTATTTCTAAATGAATTTGCCCAAGCCGATAGTTTATGTTTTCGAAGAATTAGTGCAAAATGTTTCCAATGATATTTTATCTAAGTTACAGATTGCGCAGCCTAAAATTCGTGCAATAAACTATCAATATGGGCATCCGATTGAGATAATTGAAACACTTGCTCAGTATGACAAATCCACTTCTAAGAAGTTTGAGAAATATCCTTTAGTGATGTTGGTTCAAGACTTTGCAGAAGATAGAGGAAGGGTTGGAGAATACTATGGCGAAACTAATCTTCGCATAGTTATTGCACACCATACCAAGAAAGACTACAAGGCAGAGGAACGATACGAGAAAACTTTTGTTCCAATACTTTATCCAATTTACGAAAGCCTGATGGAGGAGATATACAATTCAAGGTACTTTTTAGTACAATCTCTTACCGAAGTAGTGCATACAAAAAAGGATAGATTATATTGGGGTAGAGAATCACTTAACGGAACTGATGCTAATTCTTTCTGCGACTACTTAGATGCTATTGAAATCACGAATTTGCGAATTAAAGTTGATAATTCGTATTGTACTTTTTTATTAAATCCTTAAAAATATTATACAAATGGCAACACTTAATCAAGTAGCATGTTTGGGCGCAATAGGTAACACTGGCGTCGGAACTTGTAACTACAATGAAGCCCCTTACAAATGGGCTATCCTTATTCCAAAGAATGAGGTTATTACTGCTGCAAATGCAGTAAATTTTGAAAGCTACCTTACAGCTAAATTAATAAACAACAGTCCTGATGCTCGTTGGAGAATCATTGGCCCATTCCGTACAATGGAAGAAGCTGGACGTGAGGAGCAATCTGAAACTTTTGATGATGGTTACAAAGCAATCACTGCTGACCCAACTGAATCAACTATCTACACTATTATCGGTTCTTCTTGCGCTGGTAAAAACTTAGATGATTTTAATGGCCAACAAGACATCTTCGATGTACTTTATGTTGATAAGAGCGGTGTTGTTTTAGGACAGCAAGTAACTAACGCAACAACTGGAGATATGGAAATCGGTGGTTTCCCAATGGATATGTTGAGCGTTAAATTGCGTACAAAAGCTACTTATGCTGCAACTGCTCGTTACAGAGTTGAGATTCTTCACGTTGACGCTCGTCAATTAGTTAAGAATCGTGCTGTAATCGATTGTTCTAACTTCCGTTGGGCTAAAATCCAAAACACTTATGGTGTTCAGAATGTTAGCTTGTTGGATGGTTCAAGTTCAGTAGCTGGTACTCATACCTTTACTGCTTTAGGTTCTTGCGGTAATGCAAACTTAGGTTTGTTGTTCAAGACTAAACTTAACGCAACTGCTCGTTGGATAGTAACTAACGCTGCAACTGGTGCAGTTAAAGCTGTTACTTCTTTCACAATTGACACTAATGGTGCAATCACTGTGGTTATACCAACTCCAGGCGCTGCTGGTACACAATACTTGCTTACAAGTGCTGGTGTTACTGACTGGGCTTCTGATGGTATGTCTTACTATGAGGTTCAATTTCCGTTATTATTAACTATTATAGCTTAATGGATATTATTGTAATGAGTACAGCCTTCAATTCGGAGGTTGTACTCACCTACAAATCAAAAGAAGAATGGATTACTTATGCTTCTGTAAGCCATTTTGTAGGTTATAACGAAACAGCCAAACTAAAGTATCTTACTCACGTTTGGAACGAAGCACAGAAATTAGTAGTAGTTGAAGAAGAACCTAAAAAAGCAACAAAAAAAGATAAGTAATGTTTGCACAAATGTTATATAGAGTATTGCAGCATCGGTATTATCGGGCAAAAGTCAAGGCAGAGAAAGCGGTTCACGAGTTGAACAAAGCGAACATGCGATTTGCCGATGCTGCAAATGCTTTAAATGAATACGAAGCTAAAATAATAGAATATGGCAACACTAAGTCAGTTATTGGAGAGACTTCAATCGATTAACATTGCAAAAGAGGTGCAAGATGCTTTTAACCAAGAAGCTTATTTTGCAGAAGATTTGAACCGAGAGCAATTGATGGGTGGATTGGGTGGAGACAGACCAATGCCTGAATACTCAATTAAGTCTATTACCAAGTACGGAAAACCAGCTGGAAGGATAAGACTATACGATGAAGGAGACTTTCAAAAAGGGATAACTTATAAGGCAGAAGGAGACACAATTAAGGCTTTTAGTACAGACAGGAAGAACGATTACTTAGAAGAAAGATACATGGAATATGCCCCTTTAAAGCTAACTCCTGAAAACAAAAAAGACATGGCATTGCAAATGCAATACAAGATGGCTGAAAACATAGGCAATAAAACTGGCTTACAATGAGAACATACTGCAAAGACTGCGTTAAGTGGGAAAATATAAACAATTCAATAGCAGCAGCTAAAAAGGCAGCAGAAGATTACGCATTTGTAAATGGAAGTGATATACTTGTTATCTTGCATGAATTACCAACAAATACTTATATATTTGTAGAAATAGCGGATGAAAGGATTGATGATACGGAACACTACAAAATAATTGACACACTTATATTCTAAATGCTTTTAAGTTTAAGACAAATCCCATTTAATAGATTCCAAGAATTTCTTATTGAAGGAGATTTAACAGCCATTGGGCAAGGAACTGAAGAAGAATTAGTGGCACACGCACAAAGGTTGCAGCTTGAATTTCAGGATGCAATAAGCACAGATGACACAAATGCGGTAGCGGTAACAACAGCGCAGATAGAATTTTACAAGATTAAATTAGAAATTACTCAATTGCTAATTGATGTCTTAAAGATTAAGTACGATGAAAGGCTTGTAGATTTATTGATTGAGGAAGGATTTAGTGGAGGTTTCAGCGAAGAAACAATACTTGAGGATTTAGAAAGAGTAGTGGCACAATCGCAACAATATGTGAATTTAAAGACTGACTTAGAGAAGCAATTGGAGTTGATGAACGAAGGTTCAAAACCAGCAACATACGAATATTATACAAGCGTTCTAATAGCCATTTCAAACATGGTAAAGTATAGCGTAAGTGATGACATAAGCACTTTAAAATTTTGCGGATATTTCAAGCAATTAATTACATCAATAGAAAAGAAAGAAGAAAATGGCAGATGATAGGCTCACCAGTTATGCGGACATTCCAGCGCTCGAAGCCGAGCAGACCAAGATAATTAAGCTGGTTGATGATACTATTACGCACATTCAAACTAAGCAAAAAGAGTTAGGTGGCATTCAAATTTCTTTATTAGATGCTAACACAGCAAAAGAATCCACAGAAGCAATAAACAAAGGCAAGAAATCTGTTGATGAACTTACTTTATCAGTAAGGGAATATAAGAAACTACAAGACCAATTAGCAACCACAGAAGCCAAATTAGCTGTTGCACAAACAGACACAGCAAGAGCATTGGCAGCAACAAGGGTTGAACTACAAGCTACCAATAAGCTAAACAAAGATGGTATTTCTGCTTACAATGAATTACAAACACAATTAGCAGCAGCATCACGTTTATATAAAGACTTGGCAGCTTCAAGAGGATTGGATAATAAAGCCACTTTAGAAGCACAAAAAAGAGCAGTAGACCTTAATAACCAATTGAAAGCTATTGATGCTGGAATGGGCAACTATCAGCGAAATGTCGGTAACTATTCAAGCGCAACTGCAAACCTTAACAGAAACATTGGAATATTGGCAACAGAATTGCCCAATGCTGGTATTTCAATAAGAACATTTGCACAATCTCTATCGAATAACATTACACCTTTTATTCAGTCTATTAAAGATGTTCAAGCGCAAAATGTAGAATTGAAAAAAGAAGGATTGGCTACCACATCTGTAATGAAAACTTTAGGGCAATCATTATTAAGCACTGGGGTAATAACTGGTATTGCTGTGGCTGTTGGTTTGAAGTTAATTGAGGTTTGGCAGAAAGGAAGCAAGGCAGCACAAGAAGCCCAAAAGTCTATTGATAAATATAATGCTGCGATAAATAGTGCAGAAGAAACGGAAAGAAGTGCAGCACAACAACAGATAGCAAGATTAAATGTTTTAACCAAACTTGCACAAGATAACGCGCAATCTACAAGAACAAGAACATTAGCGGTAGAAGAATTACAGAAAACATATCCAACCCAATTTGGTGCGCTTAAACAACAAACTATTTTAGAAGGAGATTTAAGTAAGGCAATTAATGTAACTACACAAGCATTGCTTAATAGGGCAGCAGCACAAGCAGCAGAAAAGAAATTTGCAGCAGCAAGTGAGAATGTTTATGATTTAACCTTATTGAGAGAACAAGCAGTAAAAGATGCACAAAAAGCTGAAGCTGAATTTAATAATTTTTTCAAATTATCTCAAAGTTCAAGCGCAATGGCAGCAAAAGAATCAACTGCTACAATATTAAATTCTTATAGACTTCGTGCAGTAGCAGCTAAAGAATCGGTTGATAAAATTGATAAGGATTTAGAAAAATCAACTAAAGAACAGCAAAGATTTTTAAAAGATGCAACTGATAACGCAGCTAAAGCTGGGGATGTTTTGTTTAAAGCCCAAGAAACAGCAGCTGAAAAAGCATCTAAAAAATCTCCAACAGTCAAAACTGAAAGCGAAGAAGATAAGAAAGCAGCAGCAGCAAAGAAAAGGTCAGAAGATTTGGCTGCTACTATATTGCAACAAATGAATAATGTAGCATTAAACGAACAGCAAATGACTGAAAAGTCTTTAGATGCACTACTTACTTCTTTTGAAAAACAAGAAATAGGTTTAAAAGAATATGCTTCAAAAAAAGAACAAATTATATTTGAATCAGAAGATAGAATACTAAATTATCAAATACAATCCTTAATGGACTATTTGAAAGCTGAAGGTTTATTGCCTGATGAACTTGCAAAAATAGAAGAAAAAATTACAGACCTTACAATAAAGCAAACTGAAAAAAGAAACAAAGCAAGAGAAGCTGCTGCTGAAACAACAGCAAAAAATTTAATCGGCTTCCAAAGTGCAATGTATAAGGATGCTGAAGAAAGAGCAAAAAAACAAGCAGACTTAGAAAAGAAATTAGCTAAAGAAACTGCTGATTACAAAAAGGAATTAGAGCAACAAATTATTGCATTTGTAGAAACAGCCATAATGGCTTCTTACGAAAAAAGAATAAGGGCAGTAGAAGATGAAGGAGAAAAAATAAAAGAAAGCGGAGAAAAAGAAATTGAAGCAATAAATAATTCTACTTTATCTCAAATTGAAAAGGATAGAAGAATAGATGAAAGCAAAGCCATAACTGCTGCAAAAGAAAAAGAAAATGAAAGAAAAGTTGCTGATATAAAAAACCAAGCAGCCAAAACTGAAAAGCTAATAACAATTGGTAAAATCATTGCACAAACAGCTTTGAATGAAGTATCTGCATTGCAATATCTTACAAACCCAATTACTGCACCATTGTACCCAGCATTGGCTGGTCTAATAGCTGGTTTAGGTGCTGCTCAGATTGCAACAGTTTTGGCTACTCCATTGCCTAAATATGCAGAGGGTACATCAGACCACAAAGGCGGTTTGGCAATACTTGGAGATGGTAAAGAGCATGAGTTGGTTATTGAGCCTAATAAGAAGCCTTATTGGTCAGCAAATACGGACACGCTTTACAATCTACCAAAGCACACGCAAGTAATTCCCGAAAGTAAGTTAGGCAGCGCAGTTACTCAACCATCAAATAAAGATGTGGTTATGGCGGTAATGGAAATGAGCGGATTGATTGATGGTGGACTAAATAAGTTGAACAGAACAATAAGAAATAAGGAAACAGTACGATTGGAAGCCAAGAATAGAAGATGGCAAGATTACTACTACGAAAACGCTAAAGCATAATGCCTACACCCGATATTTTTAAAATGTACTTAATGAAGGATGCAACAACATTTTATTATGTTGATGCAGCTGGAAATGTGCAAGAAACCGCAACCGCTACTCCATTAGAATATACTCCTGATGGATGGATGGACACCGAGTTATCTTGGGTGCGTAATATGGACTACAAAGGTGTTTTCCGTTCACTTAAAACAGAATATAAGTTCGTAAAGGATGGCGCTAAAATACTTCGGAAAATATATTACGAGCAAGGTATTGAAGGGATTTGTCAGCTAAGAATTGACATCCGTAAGAATACTGATTGGACTTATGAATTATTCCATAAGGCAGATATAAACTTTAAAACAGCGCAAGACTTAGACGATTATTTTAATGTTTCATTAGATGATGACAGCGTATTCTCTAAGATAAAGGCAAATGCCAATGTTGATTACGAAATCCCTATAAGCTGGGATGATGACCCACACATTGAATTAGATGGAATTAATTTGTATGGTGAATATTTTTATGCTCCAGCAAGTGCTGTGGATGGGTTTCACGAAATTTACCAAACACCATTTATTTATTATAATCAAGAAGGAGATTTTCCAGTTGCCATAACAAGCAGCCAAGAATATTATCAAAGTTTTGAGATTGCCCCTTTGGCTGGACTTGGTTCTGTTTGGAGTGATTCAATGTTCAATTCTACTTGTTATTTGTTTCAGGCAAACCAAGACATGGACATTACAATAACTGGTAAATACACTATCGAAATGGTAAGGTATGGTACTGGAGACCCAGCAACAAGAAATAGACAATTTTTAATAGTTGTTGATAAAAACAAAACGGTTATTCAAACTGGGTTATTGCACATTAGCGGATATTTAGGTTCAGCGCCATTAAGCACACTTACATACGATGCAATAATAGATAGTGGCAGCATTTCAATTCCAAGTGGCAGTAAGGTTTATGTGGTCAATTCTATTGAGTTTCCACCAGCAATACCTGATTCTGTTACGATAAGAACTTTTGCAAATGCAAATTTAACAGACCCAAATCCATTAAAGTTTTTAAAGATTTCAGTGGTTTTTAAACTTGCAATTTCTTATTCTACCGTTATTCAATATTGGGATTTCTTTGATAGAATGTGCAAAAAAGTATTGGATAGCACTTCAACTGTTTCTTATTCTAATTTTTTAAGAAGCGAATCTGACTTTGAAGATAATCAACCAGCATATACATTTGTTACTTGTGGGGATGCAATTAGGGGATTTCAGGATGAAAGTGTCAAAATACGCAGCACATTTAATAAGATGTTTAAAGATGCATCAAAGCGCTGGATGCTTGGTTTGGGTTTAGATTCAACCAATAGAATAGTAATTGAAAGACTACAAAGCTTTTTTGATAGCAGCACTTTAATTGCAGATTTAGGAGAAGTTAAAGATTTAGAATTGTCTGTGGCTGAAGAATATTTCTTTAATTCCCTAAAAATCGGAATGAAGGTTCAAGATTACGACCAATTGAATGGAAGGGATGAATTTAACCAAAGCACAACATTTAAGTTGCCATTTGTTCGTGTAGTTAATAATGAAGATTGGGTTTCTGATTATAGATTTGATATGTATGGTATTGAAACTTACCGAGCCAATTTAAGCCAAAAGAAAACAACTGACAGCGAAAGTGATAATGATACATTTGTTATTGGTGGAAAGATAGGTGGAATAAACTACAAACTAAGCAGACCAAATTTTTTAAGCGGTGGTTCTGTTAGTGGTGTATTAGATACAGTTAATTCTTATCAGATAGGATTATCAGCAGCAAGGCAGATGCGTAGGAATTACCCTTTATTGGCTTCTATTTGCCATTTAAGGGATGCGGAGAACATTACCTTTCAAACAACAGATAAGAACCCAAATTTGGTCTCTAAATACAGCACAGCAAGACCAACAATAACTGAAAATGCAAACATAGCAGTAAGTGATTTGGGAGACCCATTATGGTTGCCAATTATTGCAGAATTTGAAAGCGAAGTACCAATTAATTTACGAACTTTGTTGGCAACAAATCCTTATGGGTATTTTCAGTTCAAAAATAAGTTTGGAGTTACCATTAAAGCGTTTATGATTGAAGCTGGGATGAAACCAGCAACTAATGCAACTTACAGATGGAAAATGATACTTACACCCGATAACGATATAAACGATTTAATAAGATAATTATGGCATTAAATGGGCTTCGCTTTCCTTTAGCACAACCAATTAAATTTTACCCAAAAGTTGTTGAGATTAGCAATGCTTTTCACACCTATTCAATGGATGACTATGCAATGCAATTAATTCAACCAGCGCACATGCGTAGAAATGCTTTTAGGGGCAATCAAAACTATTACTATACTAAGGTTCAATTAGACCAATGGGTAACTGTTATATTTGAATATGCTTTAGGTAATATGTCAAATTTTGGTTTAAGGTTTAGGGATAAAGATGGCAACTTGTTCCCGATAAGTCCTTCTGCTTACATGACACAATACACTATTGCTGGAAATAACTGGGAAGGACAACCATTGAGATATGTTCAGTATAAATTTAAACCATGGGACAGATTGGGCAATATGGAAGGTTTCTTTCAGCTTGAAGTTGTTGCTACCTTTCCTGATGGTCAAGTTTACAATTATCTTTCTGAATGGCTTGATATTAAAATGACACATCCTAATACTGTTTTAATTGAATACCACAATTCAATTAACGATTATGATATTTATTTTTCAGCAAACCCAGTTTTGCAATTAAGGCTACCAGCATACCGCAGAATGAGTACACCTCAATTTGAGGATGTTAATTACCGAGACCAAAACGTAAACTTAAAACTTTTATCAAGTCGCTCTTATCGTATGTTTGATTTTTTTATTGGTTATAATGGTGGAATATCAGATTTCCATGTAGATAAAGTAAGGTTTGCAACCCAATGCGACACCTTAAAAATAGACAATAAAAGATACATAAAAAGTGATAGTGGCGAGTTTTCTGTAACTCCTATACCTAACTATCCTTTGTATAAATTAGAAATGCAAATAGAAGAATACAATCCAAAAGAAGCTGGAACATTCTTTGAAGATAATGGTTTGTTTATTGTATCTACTGGTGCGTTCCCTTATGCAATTACCGATATAAAGCTTTCTGATGGGACAACTATATATGATTTCTTGGATGCTTCTTATGTAGGCGCTGCTGCTGAATTACTAAACGAAGCCGATGAAACAGAATTATTATCAAGATTAAATATTGCATTAACTGGGTTCTCTTTAAGTGGAAGTTTTGTCAAAGTAGAAGATGCAATTTACTTCCAAAAAGATGCAGAAACACTAACCAAAAATTCTATTGTGGTATGTCGCAAGGTATTAATAATAGACTTCGCAACTTCTCCAATTGATACAACACAGAACATTGTTGTTCAACAAGGCTTGGGACATTCGGCTATTTCGTTGTATGAAAATAATAGTTTAACCAATAATCTTGCACCAATTCAAAAATATGTTGGTAATTTTAGTGCAACTATTGATGTTGAAGATTACAGACCTTCTGATTACGATGCTTATAGAATTTATCTTTATTGTAACGATTTACAAACGGAATTTGATGTAGCAAACGGAAACAAAACAATATACAATTTGAATGGCGGTGTTTCTTCAATACTTAGGGGCGCAAGGTTTAATGGTGGTCAAATAGCTAATTTTAACACAGAATTATTTAAGGCAGCAGCGCAAACTTTAGAGTTTTTAATTTATCAGGACTTTGGAATAAATACTATTGATGATTTTTCTTTTGACATTGTAAATGCTGGGGATTGGCAGAACTTAAAAAGGATAGGACTGTATTACAATGATTTAGAAGATAACCAACAAGACAACTTCTATATCACTTATCACGATAAAGTTTACAACTTTTATTCATTAAGCGGTGGCGAATTATATACAAACCTACAAACAACATCATCATCCCCAACTGCTTTAAGTTTAGCACAAAGAAACGCTATGATTGCAGATGGATATACTATTGTTTTTTAAGCTATGGCAACTAAATTTTTGATTACCCTATGCGGTTGTGTGCATTTGCAATTTGAATACCTGACTATTATTGATTGGAATAGATTGCCACTCACTAATATTCAAGTTGGGTATCTTCTTTTTAATGATACACAATATTTGATAGAAACAACATTTGATGACAAAACTGATTTATTAAATTATCTTAATACTACATTTGTAGAAGATAACGATTTAGATGGCACTTTTACCGCAGAAGGTAAATACAGCAACCCTGAAAACTTTTTGAACGCTGAAATTATGGCAATATTAGAAACGAATATGTTGAGATTTAAAGTTGGTACACCGCTATCAACTTTGAATGTACCTACAATAGATGTGCCAAATGGCAATGTTATTACTCATTCATCATTGGTAGGGATTGAGGTGCTGCAAGTTGTTGTTGGTGCAATGAACTCACAACCGATTACCGCATTAGGTTGGGAAATCGACAACTTGGATGGCACTTTAACCTTCCCAATTGATAACTACCCACAAGATGACTTTATTTATGTACTTATTAAACAGGAGAATTAAAATGAAAAGAATAGTATTGATATTGTTATTGTCTTTTGCTTATGTGGCTCAGGCGCAGTATTTAGCACCAATGAACGCTAAGAACAGCGGTTCTTGGTCTATGGGTTTGTTGAGAATCGATAGTAGTTTTAATTTAAGATTGTTCGATACTGCGGTAACTAAATTAGCTTTTCCAAGCAATTTAAACAATCGTTGGGCAAGACAAGGGCAAAGGCTTTACATTTATAATGGCAGCTTCTTTGAATTGGCTGACAATGTACCAGCAATAGACACTACAAGTTTAAGCACAAGAATAAACGCACGAGTAAAGTACACTGATACAGCTTCGATGTTGGTAGGTTATGTTCGTGCTGCAAGATTAAACGATACAGCACTTGCCATCCGTTCTTCTATTCCAAATGTAAGCGGAAAGGTAAACTACACTGATACCGCAGCAATGCTAATACCTTATTTAAGAAAGGCGGACACTACTGCAATGCTTTCAAAATATTTACGCAAAGCCGATACAACTGCAATGCTTTTGCCTTATGCTCGTAAGACTTTGGTAAATGACACTGCTGCTGCTATTCGTGCTGCCATCCCTAACGTGAGTGGAAAAGTAAATTACACTGACACTGCTGCAATGTTGGCGCCCTATGCTACCGATGCACAAGTTGCTTTAAAGCTAAACATTGTTGATACTGCAAATATGCGTATAAGACCAATTGCTGGTTCAAATATGACTATCACTGGTACTTATCCAAACGTAACATTTGCAGCAAGTGGTGGCTCTACAATTGACACTACTTCACTAAGCAATAGGATTGATGCTCGTGTTAAATACACAGACACAGCATCAATGTTAGCACCTTACTTGCGTTCTGCTGCTGCTGCCACTACTTATGTGCCTTATACTGGTGCTACTACAAATGTAAACTTAGGCGAGTACCAAGCAAGTGTTGGTCAAATAA